ACACGCTCACGGTCCCGCTCTAATGTTTGTGTTGGGTCATCGTCTGTATACCATACAGATGTTAGTGAGATGACAGATGAGTTGGGCTTTAGCATCTTGAGGGCAAAGCCTAGTCCATCCATTAGACCACTGTAATATGCGCGGGCATTTTGTTGTTCAATGCCGTGTAGTTCTGCGTGCTCCTCTAGTATTTGCTGCTCTATTGCAGCAATAACTTTTTTCTTACGCATTTAATAACTCCTTGAGTTTATCAGGGTCAAACGCTGGTGCGATTGATGTTGGTTGATACACCTTGCCAGTCTTCCAGTGAGGAATTGACTTGTGATTCCAACGACCACCTTTTGCTTTCCAAGCCTCACGCTTAGCGTGATTCTCTGGGCTTCGGTGATTGATAGCTGTGAAGTTGGTCTTTGGTGGTTGAGCAGGGCCTGGGTTCTTTTTCCATGCCTTGCCATTGGGGCGGCTATCATTACGAGCCCCTTTTGATTTTGTAGCCATTTATCTATCCTTCCGGCGTAGATTGTGTGTGGATACTTTCCACTACACTGTATAGCGTATCGATGCCATCATCCCATAGCATCAATGCTTCTTTGCGGGTGCAGCCGTGAAACAACACTGCTTCTGTTAAGAATAATAGTTTGTTTGTAGTATTGTCAAACGTTGGGGCGGGTACTTCTTGTTCTTGCCATACATACTGAGTGCCATCTGGCGTTTGTACATATTTACCTACTAGCTCTGTCATTGCTATCCTTTCGGGTATAAGTAATGAGCAGTTTAGCCTTGTCATGCTCAGGACAGGAGTTCTTTTACCTCAGGAAGAACTTTAGAAACCAACCGCACTAGGCGTTATTAAGTTGTTATCGGATGAATGATGCCCAAGTTGAAGATGAGTTGATCTTGAACTCAGTATCAGTTGCGCCTTCGATTAGAGCGATAGCATTTTCCACCTGTTCGTACTCACTAACATCTTTGTTATAGCTAGTGTTTTTGTAATCAGGTCTGCGATCATTTGATGGTCGCTCACCTAAAGCATCCAATGCCAATTGAGGATCAAAAGAGAAGTTCAATTGGAATCGGTTATGATATGTATTTGTATCCATATCATTTGCTTTGGACAGATTTGCTTTAGCCCAAGTAGCTGCTTTTTTATCCCAAGCTTGTTGACGTTTTTCAAGAGTTGCATTATCTTTTTCCCATGCAACTATCTCTGCGTCCATACGCTTGAGCGTGTCGTTTAACTTCTTGAGCAAGTCTTTCTTTGCCCAAGTTGTTGCTATTACTTTAGTGCTAGCCATGGGCCAGCCCTCCTTTGTGTGTGGGTTTGTTTGTGTTGGGGCGTGTCTCCACATGCCCGTTGATAGTTTATAGTCTCTATCATTATGACTTTTGATTGGCACTACATTATTGCTTTCGGTCATCGTACGTAGCCAATATCGTGTGAGCCCACGAAGTCTCACGAGGATAAAGGGTCCAACAGTGGGGTCGGATACATCTATTAGGGTTACCTATTCTCATAGGAATACCGTTCGAAGCCTTAGCACACTCTATTCCTCGCCCGTCATGTCAGAGCCGGTAGTGTTCCTTGGATTGTCTATACAATCCGATAGTAACGCGTCACGTTACTATCGCATTGTACAGAGGCAAAAAAAAGTAGGGCGGGGGAGAGTCCCGCAACTCTCAACCCCGCCCATAGCATAGGTCCGCAGCCTATGCTTTATTGTGTGGTGCTACGCCAAAGTCTCCCACGACATGGCGTGCTACCTCTAAATATATTTCTGCGTTAGAGAATAGATCTTCTGGGTGGTACAACTCATCGGGTTTACATCCCCAGTTATGCTTTAGATACTCTTTAAGTCCAGGAACTAATCTATCTACAAAATCACCTGGTGTCATGTATCCATGGGCAATTAGTTCTTTTTTATCTGGCATCTTTTTACTCACTTTGTATCTCCTTTTTCCATAGGTTACGCATGCGCTTAGACCAACGCTTTTTGTTGGGTATAGCACTTGCTGCGTTTGAGCGTCGTAATTGCTGTATTCGTCTTACCTTGTCTTTGTTGGGGGATTTGCGGAACATGTGGCTCCTAGATTGTTTGTGTTGGCACACTTTTTACATAGGTCATTATCATCTATATCTGTGTACCAGTTTTGTTCATTACATTGTTTACATGGGTAAACTGAACCCGTCATTTACTTATCCATTGTTTCTTTTACTATGTGTACTTGTAGGCGCATAACACCTACCTCAACTAGCATTTTAGTTACTACTTCTTGTAGTTCGGTAAGTGCTTTATCTATATCTTCAAACTCTTTACGCACTTTTCTTTTCTCCTTTCAACCTACCAGTGTTATCTAGTGGTGTGGTGTAACCTAAGCCTTCGTACATAACTCCAGCCCAGATACCTTGGATACCTGCTGTATTGCGTGAGTAAGTAAAGCACTTGGTATACATAGAGCAAGACTTACAGATAGGTACTACTAACTGTAATGATTTGCGGGTATCATCAAGAGATGAAGGGAAGAACACCTCTTGATCCATTGTGGCACATGCTTGTGTGCCGTCAAACTCGGGGAACATTACTTGTTTCGCCTTTCATCTCGTAGTGCTACTTGTAGGCGTCTAACCTCTTTGGTTAGGCGGATGTTCTCACGCCAAAATAGGCACATGACTGTCACTGAACCTAACAGCGCAATCATTATGCCAAGCGTTGTACCATTATCTAGTACCATGATGACCTGCTTTCTACTCTCAGATAGAGAGTGGGAGATACATAGGGAAAGTGAAGACCTACACGCTACCGTGAGCCTCAGCCTATTGTCCTATGTACCTTCCGCTTACTACCTTGCTTTTTTCGGGGGGATTACTTGCCAAACTTGAGCCAGTTAAGAAAGGCTATGGCAATAGATAGAGGCACCTTATGTGACGGGGTGCGATAGATTTGATAGTTGAATAGGTACAACCAATCAATAGTTTGCTTACTAGACATACCACAAGCACGAGCAACCTCGTGAACACGAGGCGGGCTTGCTACTGTGTATTTACGATTGGACACTTACTGTCTCCTTTGGTGAAAAAACGGCGGGGGACTGTTTGATTACTATCTTTTTAGATAGAAGAGCATAGACAATGAGACCATTGATAGATACAACAGTCTTAGATGTGGTGATAGTAATTGACTCAGTAATGGCAATCACACTCACATGGACCACACAGACACTCTCCAGCCTTGTAACACTTGGAGTGTTGGATAGCAGCCTTTTGATGACTAACTTTACAGCAATCTGTACTCATAACAGACCTCCTTGTTAGATACTCCACAGATAGGGAGTGAGAGATACACAGGACGGAGCAATATCACATTGGCTCTCCTTTTATCCAGTCCTTACGCTGACCAAGGCGCAGGCTTCCTATGTATCTTTCACTAACTACCTGATAACTCTTCGCAATAACACTCTATGTAGCCACACTTGGGACAAGTAGGGCATACGCAATGCTTGTGTGTATGACCACAGTCACACAGTTCTTTACTCATAAGCACTCCCTTCTTACCTGATAACAGACCTAGACCCTAGTCGTAGACCTGGTTGTACTGCCACGCTATGTATGTACATAGTTAGTAGTGGCCTAGCCCGCGTATGAAGGGTGCGGACTAGACCACCTAACAGAAAGAACACTTAGTTAGTTAATAGGCTAGCGACATGACTATTGTGAGTGTCTATACATCCTGTTCATCCACACCTCGCAGGATGGGTATTACTAGGGAGTAGCAGTACGACACTATGTATGCCCACATTATGGACATACATAGAGGCAGGGAGCATTTCTGCCCCCTGCGACTATGACTAGACTAAACTGTTTCTAGTGTGTTCTCCATCAACTCGTTGAGAGAAGGGAGGTCGATACTGCGTAGCAAGGTGTTGATGATGTCTTTCACCTTGCCTTCCTCGGTGTTGGTTGTAGTACCCGCACCGAGTAGTGCCTTAGCGTGCTTTTCCAAGCCTGCGAATGATGTCTTGCGTACGGCATCATAGTCGATAGGAGTGTTGTCCAGTTCCTTCTGTAGTTCGTTGATACGAGCAATGACTGTATCTACGCCCTCTGTCTGGATGTGGTTGTAAATCTCTGCCCACTTAGCAGACAATACAGACGAACGCTTGACGATGTCCTTGGTTTCCATACCCAGACGGGCTGAGATGTAGCCACCAAAGAGTGCTACCGCTTGACCAGCAGATGGTTTGCCACCATCATACACATCAAGGATAGTTGCTTCAGGGTTCTGCTTAAACCCCTGTGCGAACACATCAATGGACACGGACTTGGACTCTAAAGATTTGTAAGAGGTCTTTAGTTCCTCTATTGTGATTGTAGTCATAGGTTTCCCTTTAACGGTAAATCAGGGCGCTATGCCCCGTGCTACCTATGGCACAGCACTATCTGCCACCATAGGTAGCGACACAATAGAAATGTCGCTTATGCCTAAGGGTAAGCCTTCTACCCTAACTTTTGCTCTGGACACCCTAATCTTATTTGTCCCTTTTTGACCCCCCCACCCTTAAACGCCTTTGCCCCAATTTGTCTTCCAGGTGAGATTGACTAGTGGGCCTATTATGGGTATGGCAGTGGCCAAATGTCCGAATTGTGACATTTATAACATTTTGTAAATTTGGCGGGGGAAATCGGGGGAACTATGATCATAGAAATTTTTGGGGGTATACATAGGACAGGCAGTGGCTAATTGGCTATACTGGTAATAGAGCGCTCAACAATGAGGCTCAAACTACTAGTTATCGTCTAAGGAGATAATTATGGCTATTATGCCGTCATCAGGAAAACACGACCCACAACACCATACAGATCGCTACACAGATCCGTGGGGCCCAAAGAGTCCGAAGGACTACTCTTATACTAAGATCCCTAAGATCGACACACCAATTACCATTACATCACTGTTTCCACAGTTTGATCGGTGGGCAATCGGGTTCGATCCTCTATTTGATACATTCAAGCATGTCTCTGCCAATACTAAGACCGCAGGGTATCCTCCATACAACATCTTTAAATCAAAGGACAACTATGTCCTTGAGATCGCTGTAGCAGGGTTTGCTAAGGAAGATATCAAGATTACCGTACAAGAGCTCACACTGACCGTAGAAGGCTCCTCAATGCCATCTGTGGACCAGTACGTGCACAAGGGTATCGCAGCACGTGACTTCAAGCAAGACTTCGTCTTAGCTGAGTACGTAGTTGTAAATGGTGCAGAGTTGAAGGATGGTATGCTTCGTATTATATTGAAGCAAGAGCTACCAGAAGCAAAGAAGGCAAAGACTATCGAAATCTCATAGTCTGATACACTTGACCTGGGTAAGTCTTTAAACTGCCCTATTATTGTAAATACAAAGGCTCCCCGCCGAAAGTTTGGAAAATTATGGAAAAATTAATATTGGATGTGCTCTGCTACAATTGTGGAGTGATGTTTCAAGTACCTGTAGGAACTAAGAACCCAACTGCAAGATGTAAGGAGTGCTCCGACTAATGCCTAACTATGACTACAAGTGTAATGAATGTGGGATGGTACGAGAGATCTACCGTGAATTTGGTGAAGATCACGAACCTACTTGTTGTCAGTCTAGTATGTCACGTGTATGGACAGCTACCCCCGCCGTATTTCGTGGTGGAGGCTGGGGCGGACAATAGTCCTAAAACCCGGTAAACTATTACTATGGCAGATAAATATAGATCAAGTAGGTTTAAACCTGAGGTTGACCCCGATAACTATGCTGCTATAGCCGCTGCTTTAAAAAACGAGAGAGAACGTAGTCGTCTCTGCGGACCAGGATATCAAGAGATTGATGCTCCGACATCTGGTGGACCTCGTCCAAGAGCTAAGAAGTGTTGCTACAACTATAACACTAAGACATTGATCATTGTAATGACTGACCCAGGTCCTGGCAACCTTCCTAAGTACACTTGGATTGAATATGCCGATGTAGATGACTTTTTGTGGGAAGGCCTAAAGGATGCAAACTCTACAAATGAGTTTGTACAAGAAGCCTTGTTAAACCACCCGTATACAGTAACTGACTCTGGATCCTTGCCTAGAACACGTGGAGAGGCCTTCCACAACGAGATTCAGGCCAATGAAGAGTATTATGGCAAATATGGCCCTGATGGTGCACCAATTCCAAATTACTGATACCATATACATCTACTGAGAGGGTTACCATGGGAAGAAATCATTTTTCTAAAGCTGGTGGGCCATATTTTATTAACAACGGTGTCACTAGACATAAAGACCATCATAAGCACGATGACTCTCATACTCACTCATATATGTTTGAGGTCGGGCCTTTTCGCAAGTTATTTAATTTAGTAAAGTCTAAATTTAAAAAGGGGCCACTATGACAACGCTTGCTGCAATACAAGGTGATGGTTGGACTGTTATTGGATGTGACTCACGCGCATCAGATGAAGATGGTCGTTTCATGGAACTGTCTACGGATAAAATAATTAATAACAATGGTGTACTGATAGCGGTCTCCGGCGCTTCTAGAGGTGGAAACATTGCACAGTTTGGTTGGAAGCCACCAAAGCCTCGTGTAGGTGAAGATCTAGATTTATTTATGACACGGACATTTATACCTTCAATGCGTAAAGCTTTTCAAGATGCAGGCTTTGAAGGTAAAGAAGACGGTGATTCAGCTTGGCATGACTCTAACCTGTTAGTTTCTGTTCGTGGAGTCATCTACCCTATATTTAATGACTACTCTTGGGATAGAGAAGCCCGCAACGTATACTACGCAGGTAGCGGCGGAGATTTAGCACTTGGTGCTTTGGAAGCCCTAAACTACACAAAAATTAAAACCCCACAAGAAGCAGAGTCAATTCTTAAGAAAGCTATTGCTATTGCTATTAAGCATGATATTTATTCTGGCGGAAAGATCGTTACACGCATACAAGAGGCGTAATCTCTGGGATTATTGTCCCTGTCCAATCCCGGACACTCACATTGATCAAGTGAAGGAATACATATGTCAAGTTACAACGAACCGGCAGCTATTGGGTCTCCCAGCGGTACCGGCGCAGAAACAGTCGCAATTGCGGCACAACCAGCTGGAGTTAACAACAACGGTAACGCTACCGACTCAGCAGGAAATTTACGAGTAGATTTTGTATGGGGATCACGCCCACCTCTACCAAACGACGAACGTGCTGATGGAACTCCAACAGCAACAGTTGCATACGGTGCTGCACAAAACGCACAGTGGACAACTACAGGAAAGATTGATAGTGCACGCTTAAACGCAGCACTTGGAAATCACTCAGACATTGAAGCTGAGTGGGCAGGTTTCCCAGGTTACATCGAAGCAGCAGGTAACTACAAGGTTACAGCAGCTTCAGGTAATGGAACAACTGTTACATACACATCACTAAACCACCTTGCACCTGGAGACGTTATCAATGTTACAGGTCTTACAGAATCAGCTTACAATCTATCAGCAGTAACTGTTGCTACAGCTAACAAGCTACAGTTCACAGTAACTAACTCAGCTAACGCTGGTGAAATTACAGGACAGTGGTACGGTAAGGCAGAATCAACAACAGCTCGTTCAGCAGCTGATGGTGCAGGCCTTGGTTACATTGTAGTACCTTCAGTAGTTGGTAACACTACAGCAGTAGCCCTTGATACTCTTAAGGATGCTGGTTACGAAGCAGCTAACATTACAACTGCAACAGCAGCTACAAACGCTGCTTCAACAATCACAGCAGTTGCACGTACAGGTACAACAGCAACAATCACCTCATCAGGTGCTGGCGCTAAATACCCAGTTGGAACTAAGATTACTGTTGCAAACCTAGTATCACCAGATACAGCGCTCAACGGTACATTCACAGTTACAGCAGTTGCTACAAACACTGTTTCTTACACAACCACAACTTCAGGAACACTATCAACAACAGGTCTCTCTGTTGCTGGCCTCACAGGTGTTGCTGGAACAATCAAGACTCAGTCAGTTGCAGCTGGAACAGGTTCAGTCCTCTCAACAGCTACAATTACAATCACACCGTTTGCGACAGCTTCATAAGCTTCTCAACACAAACAAATAGCCGGGAGTTCACGCTCCCGGCTTTTTGCTTTAGTGGGATACTATCCCTATGACATACTTATTGGCGGAAGAAGATATTTCAGTAAATGTGAGGGAATCCTGCGACCTTTGCTCGGCTAGGGCCCTGATCGTGGTACTATTCCCCTCTGGGGAATTGACCTTCTGCATGCACCATTATAATAATAATGCTCATGCGCTTACAGATCAAGGCGGAGTTGCTAAACTTTTGCCAGTACCTAAAGATTAGATGGGATCAAAAGATGTTTATTTTTAATAGCCAGAGAATGGTTCAATCCAATAACGGCATGGGTCGTAACCGAACCTATGGCGGCATAGGATCAATCTTTAGACAAAAAAGCGCCTTTGAATTAGAGAAGCAACTAATCGATCATCGTGCAGATGCAAGCATCCGCATTAACACAGCTACCAATGAATCACGTGGAGAGCAAGATCGTAAGAAGGCCGTTATTGGTGCTGCTACAGGTGCTTGGGGTAAAGCACAAGAGACTAAAGAATTAGGTAAGAGGGCTCGTGGTCAACGTAGGCACCTTAAAGAACTTAACCGCGCAACTAATAATACTGATGAATTTATTGACGATCCAAAAAATCCTGGAACAAAGATTAAAAACCCTGATCGTTGGACTGGTGAAGTTGTAGATGCATCAGTAGGTGAAGCTAAGGGAATCTTCCAGCGTAAGGGTGCAAATCCTGGTAAGGGAGACGAAGCAACACCAGATCTTGATGATGTTGAGACATTTGAGCCTGGAACTAAGGACAAAAAATAATGGCAAAAAAGAATTATGGTCGTGGAAAAGGTAAAGACGATCCGCGCAAGGCACCCAAAGATGTAAAGCCAACTACTACACCTGAAGAACAAGATGCCGCTAGAGCAGCTCTTGAGGAAGGGTTGCGCCAAAAAGCTGCAAAATCTCGTGCTAATGAAGATGATGTTAGATCTTCTAGTAAAGCAAAAGATGTTGCGCCTACACCTAAGGTTACAACCACTAAGCCTTCAGATCCAAAACCAATTCTTACTACAGAAGAACAAATGCAAGCAGAGGTTAAGGCAGAAGACTTTCAACCTAAAGATAAAATTGGAGGACCTGAAGATTCACCTGCTGTAACTGCACAAGTTCTTGGAGAAATGACATCTGGTGTAGATGCAGAAGCAGTAAAGAAACTTTCTTCTACTGGTGGTAGTGATCCACTACGACCAAAGGTTTCAGAGTTTGAAGAAGTATCTGAAGAAGAAGCACGTGCAGCTGAAGCTGCTGGCTTAGCTTCAAGAGCACGTCGTGGTGCATCAACAGTAGTTAATCCTACAAAGACCTCTCCATACGATGCCCCTAGCTCAGGAGATGTTGCTGCTTTGCCTATGGATAAAAACTACCGCGTTGATGTTATGGGACCTGGTGTTCCTAACGCACCTGCTGTAGCAGCAAGTCGTGAAGACCGTGTTGCAAAGGGTCTTGGTACTCCTGGTGATGAACTAGGTCTTGAAGATGTTATGCATAATGGAAAAACATACCAAGTAAATCCGGATGTTGCTGCAGCGTATAGACTTCATAGAGATGCTTGGGAAGCTAGAAAAGCTAGCGGTAAGCGTGCAGGAAGAGAGTTTGCACCCGATGAAATGGCTGGAGGACATGAGCATGCGTTAGTACGTATTGCACGTGAACTTGGTGATCCAGAAATTACTCCTGAATCTGTTAACGCATACAGCGTAAAGGTTGCAGGTAAACGTGGCGCTATCTCCCATGCTGCTGGTGTATACCAATTGCTTACAAAAGACCGTGCATCTCGAAAAATGGTTTTAAAACCAGCTGCGCTTAATGATACTGTACAACACCCGACTGAGACAGATTCTTTTGGTAACCCATTACGCATGAAAGTTAAAGATGCTGCTTTTCACACAGCTTTTTCATCACACCTTAAGGTAGATGGCAAAAGCCCTAGCGGCTATTCAGTTGAAGGTAGCGAAGCTGCTCAACCTATGATTGATGAAAATAACAATCCAACGTTTCGTCATACAGGATTTCATTCATTTGACACGGGTGAGGGTAAACTTTGGATTCACACAGACCCTAGTGAATATGAAAACTACACCCCTTTAAAGAACCGACTACGTTCAGAAATCAAATCACCAACACCAGCAGGATCTATTAGAACCGGTGAAGGTAGAGCACCATTAACATCAGGACGTGTTACAGGTTACGTACCTTTTAGCAACCCACTACAACCGATTGTAGACCCTGCTAAACCTGATTCACAAGGAGTACCAAACACTGGCCCTACAGCACCACCTCGTGTAGGCATTCAAGGAGATCAACCATTTTACGTATCACGTACTGCTCGCCGTAGAAATTTAATTTCAGGTGATCCAGGATATGTTTCTGGTTCAGAGCTAGATGGTATGTATGACAAGGCAGAGCGTTTGCAAAACTTTGGTGCTAAGCGTGAAGCTGCTCGTGCATCTATGGGCTTTGATCCAACTATTGTTAATCACCTAAACGATCAAGCAGCAGAGCTTACACAAAGAATTTCTGATCAACGCGATAAGATAAACTTTGGTACATACGATATTCCACATGACGATGTTCCTCGTAATCAAAAGGGACAAGCAAACATAGACGAAAAAGGTAAGTTTACTTCGGGAGTTGGCCAACAAATGGCTAAGGCCGCAATTCCAAAGGGAACTGCTCCAGGTCCAAAAGTTTTGCAAGGTGTACTAGATCTTGGAGAAGGTTACGACTATCCACAAGATGATTATAAGATTCATCCTACATATGAATATGATGCAAAAGGTGGTCGCATAACAGGTGAAGGTTCAACACGTGATTTAGCAACAGCACGTCCTGAAGATGCAACACTTGACGTACAGACTGGTAAGGGTCTCTCAAGAGGCATGGAAGTAGCTCCTAAGGTAATGTCACGTGCAGAAGCAGGTATTCCTGATTCTACCGTTACTCCAGAGCACCAACGTTTCTCAACTCAATTTAGTGCACTTCTAAAAGCTGAACCAGATACTGTAGTTGATGAAGACGGTGCAGTAGCCGGACACTCAAAGACAGATTCATTTGCTACTAACGTAGGTGAAAAGCCAAAAAATTCTCTCACTATCAAGGGAAGTGCACCACTACCTAGTGGTAAAACTACTAGAGACTTACGGGGTGCTAGAGAAGACATCCGTATGGGTACTCAACCATTATTTGCACCAGAAAAGGTTGAGCAAATAAGCTACAAGGGATTTGAAGAAGTAAAGCCAGAACCAAGAGAAGAAGTGGAAACACCTAAGTCTCCATACCTTCCATCAGGAGGTGTTGACTACACTACTCCTGAACCTGTGGTTACCCCTGTAGAAAGTGATCCTTATCAAACATCTGGTGCTACAAACAAGCGTGGACGCTCTATTGATTACTCAACTGGGCGCTCTAGAAAACCAGAACCAGTTCCTCATCAAGACTCACTGTTTACTGACGCAGAACTGATGCCTCCACAAAATGATGCATTAGTTCAACTTCCAGCTACACGTCGTAGAGAAGCTTTCCTAGGAACTATTGGTAAGAGTGATTCAGCACTGATTGAAAGCATAAGGTCTAAAGATCGCGGCTACAAGCAAATAACTCAATCAACAGTTGCTGCACAGCCATACTCCTCTCCAGAAATTGGAGACTTTGTACACCACTCACGTTATGGTGGCGGTAAAGTAATTGGGGTAAAGGATGCTGCACATGCACTTACAGGTGCGCCCGATAAGCACGTTACTATTGATTTTGGTGGTAGCACAGGTGTTAATGATATCAAGCCTCTTGCACTAAGTGAGCACAGTCGTTTCTTGGAAAAGGTACAGCCTGTAGAAACATTTGACAGAGCATACCCAGATCCTGAAACTCCAAATATTGGGGTAAGTACCCAGTTCTCTGGACTAGAGTCAAAAACTTCTAACATGCCTACATTTACCCCAAAGAAGCGTGGAAAAGGGTAAGTAAGGTGGATAGAACAGAAGTGTTCAATTCCTCGTACCCTGTTAAAAACAAAGGTCCTAAGAACCTTCGTTACCATGCGCATGAGTATGCTGACTGGGCCCACGATTTAGAGCCTGATCAAGGTGGAGATCACGCTATCACCAACCGACGATATGGACGTGGTGCAAGCGGAGAGTCCAGTACGTAATGGGATACTCTAACGACACCATTTACACCAGTGGTGGGGAATTTAACGGTCGAGGTGTGCATAAATGGCACTGCTTAGGCTGTAATTGGACTCATCAAGAACTTGGTGGAGTTAAAGATAAAAATCGTGGTCAACGCAAAGCTGACAACCATGCGTGCTACAATTCTGCTAACGACTCTTGGAAACAACGTAAGGATTTAGAATAATGGCTAAGACAGCTGCGTGGCAACGTAAAGAGGGGCAGAACCCTAACGGCGGATTAAACGCTAAGGGAAGAGCCTCTGCTAAAAAAGAAGGCCACAATCTTAAGCCACCTGTAAAAAAAGAAGAAGCTGCTAAGTCTGAGAAGTCTGCTGCACGTCGTAAGTCATATTGTGCACGCTCTGCAGGACAAGCAAAGAAGTTTCCTAAAGCAGCTAAAGATCCAGATAGTAGACTAAACAAAGCGAGAAGGGCATGGGACTGCTAATGGCTAAAGGACCGTGTTGGGATGGCTACGTTCAAGTAGGAATGAAAATGCAAGGTGGAAAAAAAGTACCGAACTGTGTACCAGAAGGTTCAGGAAAAGATAAAGTTAAAAAACCTACTAAGAAAAAGGTAAAATAATGAAAAACCCAGGTTATGATAAAGATGGTAGATTTGTAGGTAGTGAAAAAGGCGCATACAATGCCGATGGTAGAAAAATAGGTTACGACGAAGACGATATGAAAGTCGGTCAAAGCGATACTGCTCGATTCTTGGATGATCCACGGCACATGGCAAATGAAGATGCGTACATGAATCTGCACCCTATTGTTAGGCCAAAAAGTGCACAAGGCTTCCCGATGATGCACCCTGGAGCAACTTCTCAGCATTTAGGAAATGACCATGGTGGACATAGAACTGCAAATGATGTTCGCTACGACATTCGTCACGGATATAATATTGCCAAACAAAGAGGGACATCCGCTAGTCTTTTGACCGCAGAAGACGCGGGATACGCAGCTCGTAAACACATATACATACAGCGCGAAGAAGACGCAAAGAAGAAAGCAGCTCCAGCAGATCGCAGCGGAGAACGATCTGACCAGTTTAAATTTACAGATAGTGCACCAACACAAACAAAAAGTCTTTGGGACGATTCTGGTATGGATGATGCACCAGCAGCACCAAAATCAAAACCAAAGAACGAAGACACCCTTGGTGGAGCTATTAGACACGTAATTGGTTCACTTCGCAAGAAGGGCTAACTAATGTTACGAGGTGAAGACTGGGTTCCTGGAGAACATGCCGATCCTGTATCACCTGTTGCTAAAAAGTTAAGTGTTGAGCCAGGTCGTTTAGTTGATTCACCAAGAATAATAAATCCTAAAAACCCAGGTATTGGTGCAGTATCTTATATTGAGTCTCAAGATGGGCCATGGGACGGTGAAAAAGGTCATAAAGAAGTTTTAGGTCGCTATGTACATTTATTTAAGGGTTTTCATGATGCTCGTCCTGAGGATATTGATATGAACATAGTCGGGCAACATTGGACTATTGACCCAAGCGTTGCTGAGGATTATGCTACTCATGGAGAAGATGGAACATGGAACAGAGGAAATAACCATACTGTTTTAGAAGGCAGAATACTAAAAGATCATTTAATGAAGTATGAAGATATGACAGATAACTTTAGAAGTCAACATGTTATGAATCGTGGTGTTGGCTTTGCAAATGCTTCTCGTGAGGTACCTCTAGTAGAGGGTAAGCCTATACATATAGTTGCTACCCATGATATTGTTACAGATGAAAATCGTAAACCTGTAAGCTCAGTACGAAAAGAGACTACTCTTTTAACTGGCATTACTAATCCAAATAAAAGAATGGCAGGGCGTAAAAATGGCTGAGCAAGTAAAAAGATTTGGACCATATAAGGGCTCTGAAGCTAATGGCGGACGTCCTATCTACGTATTCAAAAAGAAGGTAGATGGTAAGTGGGTTACTACCTCTAAGAATAAGGCACGTGTTGAGTACGAAGATAAACACGGTAAGTTAAGCCGAGACACAGATGTAGACCACAAGGATAATAACCATAGTAATGATAAGAAGAGTAATCTTCGCCCATTAAAGCATGGCAAGAATACTGCCAAAGAGAACAAGCGTAGAGCTGGAAAGAAGTAGTCATGGGACAGTTTGATAACGTGGGACTAAAACCAGTATCTCGCATAGGTTTAAGTGACAGTGACCGTGGAATAGGGCTGCCTGAGCGCTATGATGGACCACGTCCTGGTACAACAGTTGAAACCAAGAAAAAACCTAAATTTAAAACCGCTGCTATTCCACCTAAAAATCCTCCAAAGAATCCGCCAAAGGGACCAACAGGCCCTAAAGATCCTGATAAGTATAATAAGGATAATAATAAAAATCCTAAAAAAAATGGATATTTAGACAAAAGTAGAAAGAAATAATGGCACAGTCAGGAAGAAACGCAGAGATGGCAGCCGGAGCAGGACTAACATTTCAAAATTCTTCGGCGTATAAATCTGCTGTTACTACTACTTCCTCCTCTACACCAGGAATGTCAATGGATACTGGTGGTGCTGCTAAAAGCACAGGGTCTACAACAATGCCAGGCGCAGCATCTGGAAAAATAGGCGTAGGCAATTCAGACAGGGGCGGAATGCCAAACCTAATGAGTCTTTACCAAGTACCTGCTGCTGGATCTATGCCAGCAAGGAAAGAACCTTCTGCACCTAAAATTACAGCGCCATCAAATCCTTCTAGTAGTAGTAGTAGGGGCGGTGGTTTCCGAGTGGGCGGTATGATTGGTTGGGGCAGCGGAGGCGGAATGGGGATGGGGAGAATAGACTAATGAATAGTATTGGAAGAATGCAAGAGTTATCAATGGGAATGAATAGTTCTGGATCTAGCTCTTCTAATTCTAGACCATCTTTACCACGAGAGTCCGGTGGTGGAAGCACCGGTGCTACGACGGGTAATAGTGGCATGTCTCCCAAATCTTCTGGGGGAATGTATGGGCCAAACAACCAAGCCGAAAGTGGATTTAAATTTAATTACGAAGCACCTAAAAATGGATCTGTGCCTGCTAGAGGGACTCCTGGTCTCCGTGGCGGTATGGGCTTTGGTGGCGGTGGACTGTTTAATAAAAGTAGGTAGAAGTAAAAAAGGCCCCAGTTACGGGGCCTTTTCTATTTACTTAGGAAAGTCATCAAACCAGTCAGTAACTGCTGATTCGGAACTTGTGCCGTCATATGCATCAGGTCCTAGACCCCAAGACCCAAAGTTTGTTCCACGATTAGTCATGTAGAAAGCTGCTTGGGCGTTTGTCACTGGGTCTAGTAGTTCGGCATTAGATTTAATACCAAATTTTTTTCTTCTATCTTCCCCAAGATTTCCGATCATATTGATCTGGAATAGTCCGTAGGAATTATCCCCTGTTGAGGATGTCTTATTATGGGAATTTGAGTTGCCCCTAGACTCTCGCATAACTACTGCCCAAGCTGTCTTCAAGGAGCTACCCTTAAATCCAACTAGTTCAAGCATCTCTGCTAGGTCTGTAGGACTGAACTTAGTCATTTCCCGATACTTATCTAAAGGATCAACTATCACTTCGACAGTGCTCACAGTGGGCGTATCAACCCGGTTGAAGACCGCGTAGGCCTCGTTTGTTGTTACTATTGATAGCATAAGCGCCATCAGGCTTGCTTTTATTTTTAGTACAGTTTCTTCATTAAATTTCACACTATCTCCTAGGCTAGAAAGCCAACCCGAACCTTTGACTGCCTGTCACCCAGTCTGGGGTAGCTTGGCGTCTGTCTGCCAAGCTAGTTGCAACTCTTTTGTTTCGTTGTTAGTGTTGAGGTTTTACCCTCTATATAAAGTCTACCAGTAAATACAGACTTGGCGCAACATCGAACTCAATATAAGATATGATAAGATATTGCCGTAAAATACGTTCTGAAAGGACATATTATGGAAATTTCTAAGCCTAAATGCTTATCTTGCGATAACGAGCCCCTGTATTACGTTAAAAATGAATTCTCTCTTGACCAGCTTTTTTGTGATCTACATCTCTCTCCTGTATTTGACAAGACTAAGCTTCCTGCCCACGTAACTTACTATGTGCAAGAAGAAAAAACCAAGGTCTCTAAGAAGAAGAAGGCAGTGGCCGAACCTGTTAAAGAACTAACTGAATAATGAGAATACAGAGGGTAATAACAAAACAAGGGCATCCAGTACCAGCATCTTCACATGCTCCTAGGGGCCCATTTCCACCAGAGTTATTTCGTGAGCCTGACATGATTTCTGACTATACACCTATTGATGATGATGTACCTGTTGGTGGAACAGCTCAAAATAACTTTAGAGCTCCTAAGCTCTTTCGTTGTAAAAACTGTTCTGTGCTAGTATTAGAGTACGAACTTGATGAACACGTTTGTCCGGAGGCGGAGGATAGCAGTGGCCAAGACTCATGATGTAGGTAAGTTCTATTGGCATACCATGATCTACCCAATAAAACCACCAGTATTGTTTGAAAAAGCAAATACACAAGAAATTGAGCCTCCATACAGATTTGGATCAGGTGTTTGCATTAGATTTCCTTTTACTAGAGCGTCTTTAGTTTTTGGTAAGTGGGTAAAATCTTACTCTGAAAGCCAGGCGCTAACTAACGCAGTAGGTGGAAGACCAATGAACCAAGACGAAGTTGATTGGAACATTATTAGAGATGGGGCGGAATATGATGTTTAAGAAGAAAACAGAAGAAAAAAAGAAAACTAAGATTGAGAAGCGGGTTGAAGGATTACCTACAGCTGAGCTGTTATCTTGGGCGGATCAAGCAATCTACTCAATTGGTAGAAACCTATCTAATTGGCAAAAAAGTAAAGACAACTTCTCATTAGAGGAGGCACGAATTGGCTCAGAAGTTCTGCACGCCATAATGGAGTCCTTAAATAAGAGAGTTATTAAATGAGTCTTAACGATTTTGAAGAACTTGATCCAGAAGAATTAGAAGAAGGCAGTGGCCCACTTCCAGAAGATGAGGAAGAAGATGAGCTTGATGAGCTATCAAAAGAATTTGTTAAAGTACTTATAGATAAAGTAATGCAGTTCATGGAGATGCTTGTAGGTCACGAGCTCCACGCGTATCAAAAGCCACTTGCTAGGAGAGTAATTGAATCTGTAATTATTAACGATGGTGAAGAAGTAACTGCCCTGGCATCACGTCAGTCAGGAAAATCAGAAACAATTGCTAACACAGTGGCCACACTTATGGTTATCCTTCCAAGGCTTGCCCGCATGTACCCAGACCTACTAGGTAAGTTTGGTGACGGTATTTGGGTGGGCATGTTTGCACCAATCCAATCTCAGGTTGAAACCCTTTACGCCAGAACAGTGTCCCGCCTTACCTCTGAGCGTGCTATGGAAGTTTTTGGTGACCCAGAGATTGATGATATGCCTGGTAAGAACCCGGGCGTAACTCGTAACATTAAGCTTAAAAAGTCTGGTTCAACCCTAATGATGATGACTGCTAACCCACGAGCTAAGATTGAATCTAAATCTTTCCATTTGATCATTATTGATGAGTGTCAAGAAGCAGATGACTTTGTAGTGTCTAAGTCTATTAGCCCTATGGGAGCTTATTACAACGCTACTATTGTAAAGACTGGCACACCTACAACAAGTAAGAATAACTTTTACCGAGCAATTCAGCTCAATCGACGCAGACAGGCAGGCAGTAGAAATGCAAAACAAAATCACTTTCAATGGGACTGGAAAGATGTTGCCAAAGTCCAACCGAACTACGAAAAATTCATTAAAAAAGAAATGCTTAGAGTTGGTGAAGACTCTGACGAATTCCAAATGTCGTACAACTGCAAATGGTTGTTGGAAAGAGGAATGTTCGTTACATCAGGGATCATGGACGATCTTGGTGACACATCCCAAGAAATCGTTAAAAGTTGGCATAGGTCCCCAGTAGTTGTTGGTGTTGACCCTGCACGTAAAATTGACTCAACAGTAGTAACTGTTGTATGGGTTGACTGGGATAGACCAGACGAGTATGGCTACTACGACCATAGAGTTTTAAATTGGTTAGAACTTCAAGGTGATGACTGGGAAGAGCAGTACTTTCAAATACAGCAGTTCTTATCAAGCTATGACGTACTTGCTATTGGTGTAGACGCTAACGGTGTAGGTGACGCAGTGGCCGGACGTTTAAAGGTTCTAATGCCACGAGCAGAGGTAATCTCTGTTACTTCTAGCCCTACAGAACAATCAAAGCGTTGGAAACACCTACAGGCACTAATTCAAAGACAAATGGTTTCTTGGCCTGCACACGCAAAAACCCGTCGTTTAC